TTGGTTTTATTCTTGATGGTTTAGATGAAAGTAGTTTCGTCGATCAAGATGGAGACCGCTGGCATCTTGATGAATATGGTGATCGTTCCTACATGTGGGATTATCGATAATGGATTTAGACGACAACATAGATTTAGAACATTTACTATTTTCTGATAGAAGATGTAGAACTTGTGGAGTCGTCAAAAACTTATTAGAAGACTACTACCTAATAAGAAAAAGAAGAGTTACTCTCCCATCTTCATATTCTTATGAGTGCAAAGAATGTACGATAAAAAGAGTTGTTGCTAGTAGGATGATTTCTAGGGTTCTTGATAAGTGGGAATATCCTGACTGGTAAGTATGTTCATGCATTGTTTTCCCATTGAAAATGCCCCTTTTCCTAAATAATTTCAGAAATATTCTGGAATAGGAGAACAGAAAGATGCCACTCAATTTAGCATCTCCTGGAATTGTAGTTAGAGAAGTTGATCTAACTGTCGGCAGAGTTGATGCAACGTCAGCTGCTGTTGGTGCAATAGTAGCACCTTTCGTTCAGGGTCCCGTTGATTCACCAGTTTTAGTCGAAAGTGAGTCAGACCTCCTGAAGACCTTTGGTGAACCATATGAAACAGATAAGCACTATGAGCATTGGCTCGTTGCTTCATCGTACCTTGCATACGGCGGAAATCTGCAAGTTGTAAGAGCAGATGACGACCAGTTAACCAACGCTTTCGTTGGTGCGGCAAGCAGCATCAAGGTTAAGAGTGAAGAGCATTATGAGCAACTGGGATACGATAATAACACAATTACCGATGTAACTTTTGCAGCAAGAAACCCAGGTTCTTGGGCAAATGGAATTAGAGTTGCCACGATCGATGGATTGGCAGACCAAATCCTTGGTGGTATCTCAACGTCAACAACATCTGGTATCACCTCAGTAAGAGCAGGCATGGGTGTTACCCAGTCCTTCTCAGCAACACTTCCAGGTTCTGGTTCAACCAGCACTCTGGACGGTTACCTGAAAGGTGTTGTAACAGAAGAACTGAGCAGTGGCAATGTTTCTGTCAAAGTTCTTTCGCACGTTTCATCTGCTGGAACAGAAACATCGGTAGATTACCAATCCTCAGGTATTTACAGATTTGGCGCTTCAGGTTCACTGTTCTTCCATCCACTCGACGGAAGCACAACTGCCCTTGGTTCAACCACATTCACTTCACGTCAAGATTGGTTCGATCAGCAGACTTTAACACTCACTAGTGTTGGTTCGACGATCTCCTGGAATACTATTGTTGATAGACCAGGAACTTCACAGTATGCTGCTGATAGAAATTCTAGATTTGACGAAATCCACGTTCTTGTTATTGATGGAAAAGGTGAAGTAACAGGAAATGCTGGGACGATCTTAGAGAAGCACGTAAGTCTGTCTAAGGCGAAGGATGCTGAGTTCTCACTCGGAAGCACCGCATACTGGAGAAAGTATCTTTATAATACATCCGATTATGTATTTGGAGGATCACAACCTGCAGGAATCACTACAACTGGTTTCAGTGCAAGCTTCACACTCCAGTCGGATCAAGGATGGGATCAGAATGCTGAAGGAATTATCTTTGGTGCTTCTGGATCAAACACCTACAATTTAGGTGGAGGTAAGAACTATGATGACGGAACCGATCTCACATCTTCTGGAGCACTGAGTTCAACACTCGGTAAAATCTCTAGTGGATACGCTCTGTTTGAAAACAGTGAGCAATATGAGGTTGATTTCCTCCTGATGGGATCGGGAAATTATACTCAGTCACAAGCACAGGCACTTGCAAACAAACTGATCTCTGTTGCCGAACTGAGAAAGGATGCTGTTGCATTCATTTCACCAAATAGAGGATCTTTCCTCTCCGATGGAACTGTTGGAACGGTAACCGTCTACGATGATTCTCAAATCACCGATAACGTCCTTTCGTTCTACGCACCTATAACCTCATCAACCTATGCGGTGTTTGATAGCGGTTATAAGTACATGTATGATAGATTCAGTGACACCTTCCGTTATGTTCCACTGAACGGTGACATTGCTGGAACATGTGCAAGAAATGACATTAACCAGTTCCCATGGTTCTCACCTGCTGGAACTGCAAGAGGAACTATCCTCAACGCAGTCAAACTTGCATACAACCCAAGCAAGGTTCAAAGAGATAAGTTGTATTCCAGCAGAATCAACCCTGTTATCTTCTCGCCTGGAGATGGAATCATCCTCTTCGGTGATAAGACTGGATTTGCTAAGGCATCAGCATTCGACAGAATTAACGTTCGTCGCCTGTTCATCTACCTTGAAGATGCAATTTCTGCTGCTGCTAAGGATCAACTGTTTGAGTTCAACGATGAGATCACAAGAACCAACTTTGTAAATATCGTCGAACCATTCCTCCGCGATGTTCAATCCAAGAGAGGTATTTTTGATTATGTTGTAATTTGTGATGAAACAAACAACACTGCCGCAGTGATTGATAACAATGAGTTCATTGCCGACATCTTTATCAAACCAGCGAGATCGATCAATTTTATTGGTCTGACCTTCGTTGCCACCAGAACTGGTGTTTCTTTTGAAGAAGTAATTGGTAACGTTTAATTATTAATCAAACTTAGAGGTAACAAACAATGGCAACTAGAAACCAACTTAATCCACCCCCACTAAGAAAGATTACTGACTTCAAGAGCAAGCTTGCTGGTGGTGGTGCTCGCTCTAACCTGTTCGAAGTCGAGCTTTCATTCCCTGGTGCAGTTAGTGTTGAAGGTCTGAATGACATTCTTCAAAAGGCAAGATTTTTGGTAAAGGCAGCAAACCTGCCTGCATCAAACGTCGCTCCAATTGAAGTTCCTTTCAGAGGAAGAACTCTCAAGATTGCTGGAGACAGAACCTTTGATACCTGGACAATCACAGTTATCAACGACACCGACTTTGCAATTCGTTCCGCTTTTGAAAAGTGGATGAACACGATTAACAAAGTTTCGGATAACACAGGTATTACTGACCCAGCACTCTATCAAGCTGATGCTTATGTTTATCAACTTGATCGTAGTGGAGAAACTCTCAGAAAGTATCACTTCTATGATGTTTTCCCAACTCAGGTAGCACCTATTGAACTTTCATATGATGCACAAGGTATTCAAGAGTTCACTGTTGAACTTCAAGTTCAGTGGTGGGAAGCAGTAAGAGGTAATGCTGCAAATGCAGGCGGTGAAGACATTAACTAAATAGTTCATAACGAATAAAACAAGTTTATACTATGGCAAGACTTTTTGGTTTTTCAATTGACGATAGCCAAAGAAAGCCACCTTCAGTTATTTCCCCCGTTCCTCAAACCAATGAGGACGGGGTTGATAATTATATTGCAAGTGGTTTTTATGGTCATTATCTTGACATCGAAGGTGTTTATCGCACAGAACATGATTTAATTAAAAGATATCGTGAAATGGCACTTCACCCAGAATGTGATGGTGCCATTGAAGATGTTGTAAATGAAGCAATTGTTAGCGATTTGTATGATTCTCCAGTAGAGATCGAATTATCAAATCTCAACGCTAGCGACAAACTGAAAAAAACAATCAGAGAAGAATTTAAATATCTCAAAGAAATCATGGACTTCGATAGAAAGTGCCATGAAATTTTTAGAAACTGGTATGTTGACGGAAGAGTTTTTTACCTCAAAGTTATCGATGTAAAAAATCCTCAGGCAGGTATTCAGGATCTGAGATATATTGATCCAATGAGGATGAGATATATTCGTCAAGAAAAGAAAACTGATGCAAGAGGTTTAGCAATCAGAACTGGTGGTCTTGGTCCAACTGGTGGTGGTAACGAAAAAATAATCGAACCAGAAATAGAGGAGTATTTCTTATACACACCAAAACCAAACTATCCAAGTGGAATGTTCTCTGGTGCTGGTGGCAAAAAGTCCGAAGGCGTAAAGATTGCAAAAGATTCTGTTACTTATTGCAGTTCAGGTCTTGTAGATAGAAATAAAGGCACTGTTCTATCTTACATGCACAAGGCAATCAAGGCACTCAATCAACTGAGAATGATTGAAGATTCCTTGGTCATCTATCGTTTGTCAAGAGCACCAGAAAGAAGAATTTTCTATATTGACGTTGGCAATCTTCCAAAAGTAAAGGCAGAGCAATACCTCAAAGAGGTTATGTCTCGCTACAGAAATAAGTTGGCATATGATGCAAACACGGGCGAAGTTCGTGATGATCGTAAGTTCATGTCAATGATGGAAGATTTTTGGTTACCTCGCCGTGAAGGTGGTAGGGGAACTGAGATCACCACACTTCCTGGTGGTCAAAACTTAGGTGAACTTGCTGATATTGAGTATTTCCAAAAGAAACTCTATAGAGCACTTGGAGTTCCCGAGTCAAGAATTGCTGCTGATGGTGGTTTCAATCTTGGTCGTTCTTCTGAGATTCTGAGAGACGAACTTAAGTTTGCTAAGTTTGTTGGTCGTTTGAGAAAGCGTTTTGCTCAGATGTTCAATGACATGTTGAGAACGCAATTGATTCTCAAGAACATCGTAAGTCCTGAAGATTGGGAAACGATGAAGGATCATATCCAATATGACTTCTTGTATGATAATCAATTTGCAGAACTCAAAGAAGCAGAACTTACACAAAACCGTTTAGGTCTTTTGGCAACAATCGAACCTTATATCGGTAAGTTCTATTCAACAGAATATGTACGCAAGAGAGTTCTGCGTCAGACTGATTCTGAAATTCTTGAAATTGATTCACAAATTGATGATGAGATTGAAAAGGGAATTATTCCAGATCCAAACGGTCAAGATCCAATAACTGGAGAACCATTACCACAAGAAGCACCACCTGAAGAAATGGGTGGTGGTATGGATAGCATGGGACAAGATGCAATGGGTATGGGAGAAATTCCAGTTGAACCTGATATGGGACAAGATGCTGCTCTTGCAGACGCTCAACTACAAAAGGACACCAAAAAGGCTGAGATATAAATAAAAGATATACCACATTATTTTCATGGAAAATATTATCGATTTGATTGCGACGGATTCTTCTGCTTCTGATGTATCGGAT